TGAAGATTTTACCTGGATAGATATCCATTGATTGCCCAGGAACAAGTTGTGCCTCATCAACATCAAACACAAGATTACCTGCTAACGCGAGATTATCAATAGCCATCCTGACATGCCCGTTCATCAATAGTTGGGCATCTTCCATATTCTCAGCAACGCCAATACCAAAAAATTGATATGGGCTTACTTCATAAGGAACTGCTTGGTAAGGAATACGAGTAGGAGTGAAAGGATTTAAAACAACTCGTAGTACTTGCCCCCCACAAACCCAAGCGTTAATCGCCACACTCTCTAATTCTGACGCACCCTTTGGGATATCCAAATCAACCTTTTGAGCAAACTGTGAATCCAAAACTCCCCAGTACTCTAAGACTTCGTATCTGTTCTCATTAAAGGAGATATCAGTATCTTCACTTTGGATGATATTCTCAAAGTATCTCTCTTCGTAGTTTGGCCCAGACCGGAGAACTTCTTCAATTGCATCTTGAATAAAGAAGGGCCTATTCATAAGATCACGAATTTGTTCCCGGTTCATCTTATGACGCTGGATTATGTATTCACAATCTTCTATATGGGTAGCACTAGGATCAGGATAAAAATCCCAACAGCTTACTGCTTCAATTTTAGGAACTACACGATCATAGGGAACATATACTTTTTCTCCACGATCATTGATGTTCCACTTGTGGACCTGTTTGGAGTAATTGAATGGGCCTTTGACAATGCCCGTCCCTAAGAGAGAGCATTCAAATAGAGCATGTCGTAATACGTTTACGGCAGAAGTTTCCTCCAACTGATCGTGGATGTTCTTTTCCATGCGCCTTGCAGTTTCTTCAGCAGGGCTAATCTGAGGCTGTCCAAGCTTTGCTGGACCCTCGACAAGGTTCGCTTGACCCAATTCATCTTCTAATCCTCCTAATAATGGACTTGCTTCTATAGCTCCCGGACGAATTTCTTTTCCATCTCCTGCGAAGCCATAAGGTGTTTGTGGTGCTTGTGGTGCTTGCTCCATCTGACTCTCTTGGGGAGACTTCAGATGTACAAGATCACTTATACCCTCTGGTACAGGGGTTGGCTGAACAGATATAGGAAACCTGTTATTTGCAAACAGGATGTCCACGATCTGACCATACGCAGCCAAAACCTTTGTCTTCGTTATCTTAATAAATACCTTTGACTTTTCGGAGTCTCTAAATTTGGTCGTGGAATCATACACCCCACGATAATTCTTATAGGATTTCAACCAACGCTGTTCATCACTACGGCGTCCTGTTTCAGCCTCAAAGAATTTATTTTTTATAACCCCGACAAGCCCTGGCAATTCTTCAGGATCAATATCCGAAATATTGTCAGAGGATTCAAAATCATCTACGCTCATCAACTAACCTCCGGGACGATCACCCCTGTAGCCTGTCTCATTAGCCAAGCTATTAACCTTAGATTGGACCTGACTAGAACCAGACTTGCTTGCAGACTTTTGAATAAGCGTATGACGACCAGGAGCATCAGGAACTTCATTGCCCCACTTCTCCATCTTGGGCCGGTATAGGCTGGATTCATTAGCTTTGCTAAATTCACCTTGCTTAACTTTTCCGGTGATTTCACTCATACCGGGATATTTCATATTCGATGGCATATTTTCTCTCCTTAATAATTCCAAGATGTTTGTTTACTAACTCTTCCGCTCTTGGCCTTGGAAGATTTTTTACGCAATTTATAACTGTCAGCAGATATGGAACCACCGCGCCGCATATCTCGACGCTCATTGATTTCATCTCTTTCTGCTTGGGTTAGTTTACCTTTATCTTTTTTACCATACAGCTTTTTGGAGACAGTGCCCTTATCAAGACCTTCTTGCATCTCATCAGCAGACATGTTGGGATAATCATACGAGATGTCAATCCCATGCAAATCCCCCAAAGCTTTTCCTGCTTGCTCACTGTACTTACCATGTGTGCTTTGGGCAATTTCATATTTATCCTTAAGAGATGCCGGTGGCGCTGCCTTCTTGGGCGTCTTTTTCTTGGACGCTACCGGCTTGGGCGCTACCTTTTTGGGCGCAGGTCTTTCTGTAGTATCTTTAGGAAGTGGATCAGCTTCGGTGGTTGCACTGTAATTCTTTTTGGGGGTGAATTTAGGTGCCTCCGTGTTATCCGCCTTAGCTGCGTTAGCCGATTTAGCACGGGCATTTCTAGCAACACTTCCGGCTGCATACCCCCCAGCGCCCATTGATGCGGCGGCGGTGGTTAGTTTGGCAGCACCACCCCCTACGCTTCCCGTGGCACTCCTTGCAGCAGGAAATATTTTAGCTTTTTTTGCTACTCTCGGAATAAAGCTAGGTGTTGCCTCGGCCACGGCGCTCCTTTTCCTTATGCTTTCTAATTTTTTCTTTTCTTTCATCTTTTTAAGAGCTTTCCTATACCCAATTGCTTGAGGTCTAGTTAGACGAAGTATTTGTGCCTGAGTTAACTCAACATAATTTCCTTCGGCAGTAATCCACGGAGTTTTTGCTCTGTTTGCTGCTAATGCTGCCTTATCAAGTCCCTTTCCTCCAACCTTTAACTTGGCATCTGCTACTCCTCTAGTTATAGCATTTTTTGCCTCATCTTTAGTCTTGAAAGTTGACTTAACTATTTGTTTACCACCTCTCTTTATGGTATCTAGGGCTACTTTTTTTCCAATTGGAGCAGCAAATATTCTACTCCCAATCTGAAAAATACCCCATAATACTGCTCCTGCTACCATAATCTTCTCCTAGTAATTGTATGATGTTTTTTGAAGGGTCGGATTTTTGGGCCGACTGCGATGAGACGTAGAGGACTTCTTGGGGGCTGCTTGTTTTCTCGTGGCTTTCTTCTTGGTTATCTTGCCACCCTTACGAGCGCCTTGATTTTCCTCACGCATACGCTCCCAATCTCTTTCTTGCACGTCAGTTGCTTCATATTTCCGCCCACGACTACCTAAACCAACATTAGGGCGACTTGGGCTGGGCTTCTTTTTTACACCTGGGCTGAACTCATCACCTTGGGCTGCTGTAGCCATTCGTATAGCTTTATCTTGTTTAGCAGACGTTAATTTCTTAGGTTGTGCCCTAGAAAATTCTGTTTGAGGTCGAGAGTCAGGATGTCGGTTCTCCACGCCAAGTTTTCCAAATTCCCCTCCTGCTGAATCATCTGCTTGACGCGAACTGTGATATAGAGCTTTATTTCTAGTCTTAGCTTTTTGTAATTCGAGAGCTTTTTGTCTTGCTCTTTGCTCTTCCATTTCTGCTGGATCACCTGGATCATCTCCTGGGCCTGTAGCCAATTCACTAGCAGTTTTGCGTTTCATGAATGCCTCTTTTTTTCCTGAAGTAGACCCAGCTACTTTCTGGGGCACAGGTCTTTTTGTAGTATCTTTAGGAAGTGGATCAGCTTCGGTGGTTGCACTCGCTTTATTAAGAGGCGCGGGACCATATGTTGGTACTCCACCAACACCTTTAAATACTGGTGTCCGAGGCGGACTACTTTTTAGGGCAGGTTTAGGGGCGGGCGTTGGTGCATCCATACCAGGGCCTTGCCGATCTCCGACTGAAGGAGGAACTTCCCCTTGAAGCCTTTTCTGAAGATCGCGGCGTCTCACAAGTCTTTTTTGTTTTTCTGCTTCTCTTTTTTGTTTTTCTGCTTCTTTCGCATCTACCTCAGCCATGTATTTTTCTTTTTTTCCTGTAGTAGACCCCGGAGTTCTAGGATTCATTTTTTGATCAGCTTCATCCTGTCTAAGTTTTTTGTTACTGACCTCCCTATTAACGATGTCTGGTAGTGTTGATATACCTTCAACTACGTCTTTAATAAGAGGAATGCCTGTGATAAAGCCCGTTGCTTCCCCCGCCGCTCTTTTCTCAGCAGAAGTTGTAGCTTTAATATCCTTATGTGCTGCGCCACCAATACCTTTTCTTTTATTTACATCAGCACCAGGAACACGTAGATCAGCACCATGAGCACGCCCTTTTTGTTCCCTTTCCAATTCACCCTCAAGCACACCAAGACCTTTAGCACCTGAAACACGCCGCGCAGCATCTGCTGCACTTTCACTCTTATCCATCCCCTTAGAGTTACTGGCATCTACCTTGTCAAAATATTTTTGTAGCTGCGCCTTCTCTTTTGCCTTCATTGTAGCATTATGGGCACGGCCTCTTTGTTTGTACCCGTCACCTTTACCAATTCTTTCCCAATCAGGATGTATCCTTTTACTAGCAGCAGCAGAAACAACTTTAGTTTTTCCTGTCTGCTTATTCATATATATGTAATACAGTTTATCAGCCATTGGTTGAGAATCCTTTTGTGGTGGGTTTTTGGGGGATCGGGCAGTTTTAAATAAGCCCTCTACATCACTAGAGGCGGTTTTAATGGGTTGTCTTGCTTTGCTTCCTTGGATAGAAGCCCATTTTTTGCTTAGGTTTTTCCTATATTTTTCAGGAGTCATTTCTCCAGATAATACCTTTGATAGTCCAGCAAGCTCTAAGTGAAGACTTGCTATCTTATCCTGTACTTCTGGAGTAAACGTATCCCCTTCATTTATAATACCTGCATTTATGGCATCTTGTATAGCCGCTCTAGTAAGTTGGTATTTTCCTACAGCAGATGTCCCTTGGTTTGGCTTAAGACCTTGTATTCCTCTTCCTCTAGTATCAGCTACTAATTTGTTTTGATAACTACGAACTTCTGCCATAGTCATTTTTGTAAGGTCTTTTTTTGGCTGTACGAATTTACCATACCCAAAAGGAGTATTATAGTCTGACCCTTCTCCACGGGCTACCGTATCTAAAAGTTCCCTTACAACATTGTGTTTGGCGGCCATTCTCTAATTCCTCTAGTACCCAAAGGTTTCATTTCCAGGGACGTATATCTGTCGGGCATTTCGGCTTATGTCCGAATAATACGAAGGCCCTATAGGGCGGCTCATGCAGCCATACCTTAAGGCATCATAAGCATGATCTTCTGCTTTAGTATCAACATCCTCCGGGTTTCGATCATCCAGAGGCAACGCAGGTAGGGTTCTAATAAGATTCCTGCAAGAAGAGAACACCTTCATTCCGGGGACATTAGTTTCAGAATTTACAGATAGTCTCTTGTGAATTTCTAATTTGCCACTAACCCGACTTTTAGGAGAACGATCAGATGGTCGCCATTTACAGCCTTCCCGTATCATTGATTCTGCAATCGAAGGACCGATATCTCCTCGTTTAGCCCAAGTCGAAGAATCCAATACTCCGTAAGATATGTACTCACCCTCTTCCATCGAAAGAACCGTATTAGCAAAATCATCGGCAGTTAATCGGGTTACGTATAACTCCCGGTACACCCAGAGGGTATCGTCATAATCTACAGCAATCCATAACACACATGCAGGAGAAGAATAGCCCCAATCGCAAGTTCTAAACCTGACCCAAGTATTGGGTATCTCAAATGGAGCAACGACATGAACATCTTTATTAAACTCTGGGAATGCTGCTGAATCAAATGCATTCCAATCCCCTTCCAAGAATTGCCTACGCTGTATTTCCGGTAATGATGCCAACATGATAAGATAATCATCTGTCTGCATCAGATAAGGATTATCTTGTAGCTTGGCAGGAATGAAACGCCGTGAGATACTCTTTACACCCACAGGAGTTTCAATGCTTACTTCAAATGGTTCTCCAGGGTCTTCCGGGTCAACGAACATTTCCTTAACCCAGTGTGATCCTATATTACCGGGATTTCCTGTTGCTCTTAGATATACAGGAATTTCAGGATCAACTGACCGGAGAGATGAGCGGAGAAAATTATAAACTTCAGGGGATGGATACTGGGGCAACTCATCAATTCCGATCCAAGTGTATGACTGCCCTTGATATCGTAACGCATCCCCCAAAGACTCTGCGTAACCAAACTCTACTCTTGCACCAGAAGGGAACCTCCACTCTTTCTCTTGTTCCCTCCACTTAGCACCGGGGAATGCCTTTGAGTATAACTTCAGGGAATGGTTGATCATGTCCCTTAGTTCTGGCATTGTTCTTCGTATAAGTAATGCCCTGTGCATTGGTTTGTGGCAATATCTCAATGGGTCTACAAGCATAGCATAAGACTTGCCACCACCCCTAGCACCCCCATAAAATACTTCTCTTTCACCTGCTGCAAGAAAGTCTGTTTGTGGACCATCGTTTGGGACGAAAATTACATCCTGGTCCTTAACGTATTCTTGAACACTTGGGGGTAACCTACTAATATCATCCGGGGTTACAATATTGGATTCACTATTATCGAATTTTGCTATATTCTCTTTTGCGCCAGTATAAGACTTCTTGGCGGATTCAAATCTATTTCTTGTCTTTGCAACGTTATCCCTCTTTTCTTTGAGGTTCTGTCTTGCTGATTTCTTAGCTTTTGTTTCGACACTCAAGGCGGGGCTTTTGCCCTTTGTGCTTTTTCGTGGCCTTCCAACAGACGGGGACTTGGATTTAGGAGGAGTTACCACTCCCGGTTCAGAACCTTCCTTAGCCCCATTGTCGATATTGGTCTTCCTGTCTTTCTGTGCAGCCACTCTGAAACTTCCTTGTATGTACAACTTTCGATGTATTCTTTGGCTTTCTCAATAGCCTCTAATTCTTCTGGAACCCCTATGATGTAATCCGAATCATCTTCATTTAATTTGTATCCATAGGGGATTGTTCTAGCTTTGCGTTTCCTTGATTCCGGGGTGTCACTAGCGATACTCATTACTTACCCTACCTTGGCAGGGAGGATAAACAGACCTCCCATTGCTTGCATGTTAATATCCACCTTCTCTTTCTTAACCACGCCTACACGGTTAAGGATTTCCTTCGCAGCATCCATTCTTGTATTCATCCCCGGAGTACCGCCATCTGCTTCCAGACCACTGATGAGTTGGAATGCAGCTTGTGGGGAGTGCAGCGCAAGGATATTCTCTGCCTGATCTATAATCTCATTCTTCAAAGAGGTCACAACGTATTGAAAAGAAGAGGGGGCATAACCCGCAAGTTCACCAGCGATTCTTGGGTTGCCTTGGGCATCGCCAAAAAGAGCATCTAGGAAGGCGGATTGACGCTCAGTTAGCTCCCTCTTCTTACTCTGGGTCTGAGGTAAAAGACTCATTGAAGTCTGTCCTGTTCAAGAACAACAAAATGGGGGGCACTAAAGCTGCCATTCAATTTCTTCTTATACCCAAAGTCATCTTGAGGCTGTAGCGTGGTATTGAAACAATCACAGACTTCATGTGTACAGCTTTCACAGATACAATCATCAGGGCACTCTTCACATTCACAATTCTTACAGGTCATGCTCTTTTTCTTTTTCTCCGTACACTTGTCTTCTTGTTATCTGATCTGTTTTTACGCACAGAAGTTACAACGAGATTTGAGTAGGACTTGTTGCGGGGATTGTGGTCCTTATGATGGACATCCCCGTTTAATCCCCTTTCGCCTACCTTCTTTAGTCTACCCCATTTCTTCATTTGGAGCTTTCTTCGTGACAAGTCTCTAGCAACCCGTCTTGCTCTCTGTTCTTTTGTCCCGTGATACTTATCATACTCGTCACGGTAATCACGCTTACGGCCCTTTTTAGGAGTAGCCATCTTAAAGCTTTCTCATGATATTAGGCTAAACATCTACTGTAAGATCAGTCTTACAGGTATTGGAGTAGTTCTTGGATACAGACCCTCCATCACGCATAGAAATTTTCCCACCCTTACGAGCCATTTTTGGAGGGGTCGTAAGGTGTTGTTTATATTTTGCAATAGAACCCTCCCCAACATTTTTAGATGCATCCTTGGACATTCCTGGCTTTCCTGCAAGGTCTATTCTCTTTTTCTCATCAGCTTTCTTTTTCAATAATGCGTCTTGGACAGCGGCGGGGGATGGTCCCTTCTTAGGGGTTCCTTGTCCTGGAGGGGTTCCTTGAGGAACTGGAGCAGCACCCGGAGGAGTTCCAAGGGCACCAGAAATAAGACCACCTATATTGTAGCTTTTTCCTTTTGGCTTTGGAGGCTTATGCTTAGGAGTAGGGGGGGCTGGCTTTGGGGGCTTGTGTCTAGGAGTAGGAGGGGTAGGAAAAGGAATCTTTTCCCACGTAAGCTGACCCGTCATGCTCTCCCCTTCCATTGCTTTTAGCCACAGAGGCTTGGAACTTGTAGACATGTCCCTCTGTTCACGGGAAGCTTTGTTTTTGGCACGAGAGCCTTTCTTAACGGATTTTGATGCAGCGCCGTTGCCTTTAGGATGGGATTTGATATGTGCCATTATTTTTTAGCTCCCTGAGAGGTTTTTGTATTTATGAGTGCTGTTATTGTTTTATATCCAGGATCACTTAAACCTCCTGCCCTGCCTACAGCAATACGTAAGTCCTTAAGTTTTCTTAGGGGTAAGCCCTTAAGCAAATTAAGATCAGGAAGGGTCACTCTAACAGGGGACCGTGGGGCAGCATTTGGATTATAATTCTTTTGTGGCATTTAGATTTCTTAAGCTAAAGAGTTTAATATCCTTAAGAATACTCCCAAAGAAGACCTTGGGAATAAACGTAATGTAGAATGTGGGAAATAAGGATAGGCTGAGTATCGTATTGCCTAACGGGGTTACTGAGTGTATGTGTGCAACGTTGATATACTAACAACCTATAACTTATAGTATAACGTCCCTCAAAAATTTGTCAAGTCTTTTTTTTC